ACTTAGACCAATCTTCTAATGTTCTTTGAAAATACATGTTACCATATCCTGTTTCATTAGCACCTACAAAGTCATTTATGTATGATTCTATAGCTGATGCATGAGCTTGCTTAATATCTTCACTAGAGTTTGGTATACCACCTATTTCTTTTTCTGTAACAGATAGTTTTGAATATATTTTATCTGGTCTATTCATTGCGAAACCTCTATAACCTCTTCTTTTGAAATGATACAATAATCTTGGTTTGTTGTTCTCAGCTAATATTGGCATACCATAAAAAACACAAGCCATTAGTATATCTTCAAAAAATATCTCAGCGGTTTGAGGTCTAGCTACATATTCTAAGAAAAACATATTAGCAGGAGCATCTTCCATACTGAACTTAGTTAAACCATGTAAAGAACCATTAGATCCTCTTTTATCAACAGTCCCTGATATATCGTAGCTATCACAGCCAAAAGCTCCAACGTGCTCGTTTCCAGGGTATCTTACTCCATTTTTAAGTATTACTCTGTTTTGAAGTTCAATTTTTGGAATCCAACTAACTAAAAACCTACCGTCTTTGTTTGGCATAAACTGAACTTTAGTATCTTTGACACCTCCAACCCATTGAAAACTACCTTTAGTAACCATCTTCTTGTTGTTCATGTCTTCATTGTAATCTATTTGCTCGTATATCTTAGTTAAATTAAATAAAGATAACTTAGCTTCATCTCTAAACGCGTGTTTCTCAGTTCTTGGAAATTGACGATAGTATTCATTTAAACCGTCTTGATCATTTTTCAATCCTTCAACTTCATTTTCCCAGTGATCAATAACTCCTTGATCTATAATATCACCGTTTGAATCTAAAACTTCCTTTTTTGGTTTATCGAATACAGGTAATCCATAACGATCAATGAATCCTTCGTAATTCCATTCCATAGGTATGAACAAACTATATAGTCCCGAGCTAGTCTGTCCATTGCGGTTTCTTTCCGTGACGTCTGAAGCATAGTATAGTTTTTTAAAATTTTCACCACCTTTATCTAGAGCATTTGACGTTGAACCCATCATACATTTACCAACAATCTTACTACCTAACCTCAAACACGTTTTTGTAACTCGCCAGTTATTTAATATATTATCAGGTCTTTCCCACTTACCGCTTTCGTCGTGAGCTAATAGTCTCAGCTTTTCACCATCGTAAGAGTTATCTCCTGTGTTTTTCCAGTCAATAGTAGTATCTAATCCATCAAGCTCTATTTCGTCTACACCTTCATTTAGCTTTCTTCTAGTTAATTTAGAAGCTGGAACCCTGTAAGCTAATTCTGTTTTAGGCCTATCCATACCATCTTGTATAGGTCTAAAAAAGAAAGGATAGTTTATACTTATAGGTACAACTTTATCTGTAAACATTTTCTTCGCGTCACCACCAGACTTAGACAATATACCAAATCTAGAGTCAGATGACATAGTTGCTTGATTAACCAACTCAGCCGAAGACATAAAGCTAAAACCAGAACGTCTGTTTTTTAAATAACACATACCATAACACCTGTTATCAGCTTTACAAGCCTCCCAAAAAATAAAGAACAATCTATTTGACTCTCTATAATCTGCCGCACCTACATCGATCTTTGACCATTGTAAATACATGTAATGTGTACCGGTTACATAAGTAGATTTACCGTTGTTTTTAAACCAAAAACCTTGATCACGTCTATTGAACTCTTCATCTATGTAATCATACCAGGTTTCTTTAAAATCTGAATCATACTTGTTCCAATCAAATACACTTTTTATTCTAGTTAATTCTTTTGGGTAATCTATTTTTTTCCAAATCTGATCTTCTTTAACATCAGAGCACTTGTGTACTTCTTTAGGTTCTTTTGGTAGAGCTATCTTTAGGTTTTGTATTTCTATAATTTCACCTATAGTTCCGTCGCTACTTATTATAACCACATCATGCTCAGCGTTATAACCTTTCTCCCACTTTTTATACCTATTGTTTCTTTTTAGTATAGAAGGCTTTATGTGATCCTTTACCGTGTTTACAAGTGTTTGCTTATACATTACTTAGATCTTCCTTCAGCAAAACCTTTAAATACTTTTTTGTTTTCAGCACTCTTAGGTTTTTCTTTTAATAAATTTTCCTCTTCCTCTATACGGCTTAATATTTCAAAAGCATCGAATATAGCTAGTTTTTTAGTTGCAGCAGCATTTTTCAATCTGTCAGCGCTTATATCATCGTCAGAATCTACAATAGCCTCTTTGGCTACTTTTATAAGCTCCTCAACTGCTTTTTGCCCAGCTTGGATTATATTCTTCTTCGTTTCCTTTATATTCATGCTTTAATAAAATATCATTTGATTCCATACAGTAAACTCTCATGTTATCTATAACAAACTCAAATTCTCTGTTTTGTTTATAGCTAACCAAGTCTCCCTCGGCTATTTCTAGCTCTTCTAACGAACTATTACCGATTTTTAATATACCAACACATTTTTGCTCTTTATCTAGCGAGAATGGATCAGTATTTTTTATAGGCATTACAAAACACCTATTACCTAAAGCTTTCCATTTATCTTTTCTTTTATATAGATAAATTTGATCTGGCTGACAAAAGTATGTATTGTCCTTAAACAATTTGCTACTATCTACAGCCTCACCTTTCTGATTATAATATCTCCTAAACACATTGTGATGTATTACAACTATATCACCTTTTTTTATAGGTGATTTAAAAGCTGTTGGAGTAGATATTACTTTAGCTTTTTTACTAATGAACTTAAAGTTCTCTATATTTGAGTTTGTTATTAGTTTTTTATTACCAACTTTAATTTCATTATCGTATCTACCATTAACTGGTTCCACTATAAAATCAAAAACACCTCTCATTAATACTCTAAATCATATTCAACGGATATTGCCATGTTAGAATTAAATTTCTTCCATGGCATAACCTCGTTGTTTTTCTTGATGTATATGTTATAAGAGGAATCAGATTCATCGTGAATTATACTACATATCTCGTGCCCACCGTAAACGTTTTGTTTAACTGAGTAGTGCATAGCTTCATTTTTGTAATCTGTACCTATGCTTATTTTTCTTATAACACTAGACATCTTGTTAAGCTTTAACTTCTTCAGCTTCCTCTACGATCTCTTCGTAAGTACCATCCTGTAGGTTAATACTAACTTTGCCGTACTTTTCTTCTAAAGACTTTTTGTTTTCTTCAACCTCTTGGTTTACATCAGCTAACGCGTGTAGTACCATATGTTTTTGAGACTCTAAAGCTCCAACTTGAAACACAGCTTGATCCTGCTTGTTTTTTAAAGCCAATAACTGCTCTAACTCTGATTTTTCAATTTTGTTTTCCATTTGATTTAATTTAATTGTTTTCATTTATTTATTATTACCTGATTTTTTATTCTTTTCCCAGGTCCTACCTACGAAATACGCTCCATAAACAGTTATCAATAAAGATTGAAATATAGGTACGTATTGCTCAGCAACTGTAAAGCCTCCAATGTTACCGTCAAAAAAAGCTAAAATTGTAAAAACAAACGTTAAGAACACTAAAACCAAAGGCCTAATATTCTTAGATAAGAAACTATCGCTAGCCATATCAGCTTTCCAACGCTCAGTAACTTGTACTTGAGCATCACTGTCTGCTTTTTCTAGTATTTCTTGGATTTGTTTTTTTATCTCCAGCTTCTCTTCTTCTGTAGTAGTTAACTTATCGATAGTGTTACCTATCTCTTTGATAACACCACCAGTAAGCCATTGAAATATCTTTTTCATTATATGCCGTCTTTAACTCCTTATCTATACCTTTTAAATGCTTTTATTTTTTTTGGGTTTATTTGGTAATTCTTTCCACCAGGCTTCATTTTATTAACCATTTCTCTTCTACTTATTGAAACTTTATTTAAAGTACCTTTATCTCTAGCTTCAAAAGAATTTGTATCAGAGTTATAATCGTTTATAATATACCTTGTACCTGGTACTCTAGACCCTGGCTTCAATTTATTTAACCTTAAATCGTTCTTTCTATGTTTTATAGAGTCTTTTTCATAAGCTGCCTTATTTAACGAATTAGCGACTTGGCTACCTAAATCGTTCTTGTCACTGAAATAACTTTTCTTGCTCAAGGGTTTGTAACCTGGTAGGTTAGCCTCTGATTTCTGGTTATTGTCTGAAGTTTCTTTCGCTTCTTCTTCTTTATCGCCTGGACCATCTGTCATATATGCTGGTGACTTCATGTTTAAAGGAATATCTCTACCTGTTTTTTCTAAAGGACTTCTCCCTGGTTCTTGCTTGTAAGCCATTTGTTTATTTATTTATAATTATTTAGTCTTAGTGTATGCTTCTTTTTCCCACGGAAGTTCTTTATTACCTTCATCCATAGTTTTTCTTGAGTATTTTTTACCTTTCCAATAAACATTGTTATTGTCATAAGTTAAATCACCTCTTTTTATTTGATCTACGTGGATCATTTCATGTTTAATAACTTCCTTTTCTTCCAAAGGTGATAAGTTGTTGTTTATAAGTATACAACCGTTTTTACTAGCCATACCTAAAACACCGTGTTCCATACCAACTCTATATATAGGTGTGTTGTCTATTATTTTTTCAGAACTCCTTAGTTTAAAAGCCATACTACCATTTTACTTTATCAGCCCAATAAGCTGCAGACATCTTACCTTTAGCTATATTCTTAGCATGTCTAGATTTAAAAGATTTTCTTTTAGCCTTCATTTTAGCAGACTCACCTTTTTTAGGCGCTCCGGCTGTGCTAGCCCCTTGTTCACCAAATCTTATTATCTTTTCTTTGCCATTAGCACAAGCTTTAACAATATGCGACTTCTTAGGGTGACTAGGAGTTCTCTTTGGTTTGTTGCAAGCCATTTTAGACTTATCAACTTTTAACAAAGGTGTTTTGCTTGGTTGAATGTATGACATAGCTCTATCCTTTAGCTCTAGAAGTTATAGGGCCTTTTAAGCTTTCACAACCACAGTCTGCTAATTTCAACTTCATACCTTTTGACCCAGAACTAGAGCCTTGACCGTGAGGTCTATTGCTTTGATCTAATGGTCCGTCCCATAAAGTATTTTCACCTACTTGTCCTTGTGCTTTTTGTTTCATGTTTTCCATAGTTTTATTTTTTATAGCTTCCACAACTTTTCTTGAAAAGAGGTGTATTATTACCTAACGACTGTTGTCTTTGTTCTACAGTACCCATAACACTATTTCCAACTTGCATAGCTTGTGGTTTAAATGGTGAAACCAAGCTAGACCCAGCTGGTGGTATCGTAGTCATTTCTTGTTGCTGAGGTTGAGCAGCTGGAGCTTGTTGATTACTCACAACAGGCATGCCAGTTAGTGGATCAACTTGATATTGATTATTCATAATTATCTATTTTTATCTCTGTTAACATTATTTATTGAGGTAATTAAAACCTTGTCGGTATATGTATTACCCTTCATAATACTATTTCTTTTAGTGCTTGTAGGTATATCTTCGTGACCTAACATTATTCTGTATATTCTACTTATTAATTGCTTGCCTTTAAAAGAAACTTTATATATATGGTACTTTTGAGTTGTTCTATTTCTTTTACGCCAAACTGTTATCCAATCCTCTTTTAACAACCTATTCCACCTCCTGTTGTCCCAGCTGTAAGAATATGTACCGGTTTTAAAATCTTCCTTAGTAAACATATCCATACAATCAAGATATATTAAAAGCTCTATGTCGGCGTCATTTAAGTTGTTATTTCTACAAGCCCACTTTCGTATTATTCTATAATGTTTTAAAAGATTAATATCTCTTATATCACTAGCTTCTAGCCTCATAAAACAACAACAACATCTCTAAGTGTAAT